GTCGCCAGCGGCCTGGATGGCGGCGCTGGATCTGCCGTCCAGCGCGGGGCGCATGAAGGGCTTGGCTTTCATGCCCGGGTGGTGCACCGATTTGCCAAAAAACCCGCCAAACGCCAGCATGCCCTTGCCCCTGGCCGATATCTTGTGAGCCGCTGCGCCCGTGAACTCGACGATGTGGGCATACCACGCCTTTCGGTTCCCGGCCCTGATGGTTGCCGACACCACGCCGCGCTTGCTGCGGGTGCTGACCTTGATGCTGTCACGCAGGTCACCGCTGGACACCGCCACATTGGCCTTGGCGTCGTCGCGGATGACGTTTGCACCCTGGCGCAGCGCCGAGCGCATGACGTTGGCCTCCAGCTTGGCGGGCAGCTGGTCCAGAAAGGCCTGCAGCTCCGCACCACCGGTGATGTTTTTGTATTCAGCCATCACACGCCCTGCCCGCTGGTTGTGAGCTCGTGCGCCATCACTTCGGTCCACTCCCGCACACCCAGGGTGGCAGGGCCTGAGACGACGTGCAGCGTGCGGTCAGTGGCGCCGTGCACGATGATGCGCATGTCGGTGGTGATGCCTGTGCGGTACCGAAACCGGATGCGCGCCGGGCGCACAGCGGTCTGCAGGTTTGCTGCGGCAGACTCTGCCTTGCTGGGCAGCACGTCTTGCACATGGGCGCTGATGCGTGAGGCCAATGCCACCCACGTCACCACCTCCGTGCCATAGGCCGCGTCGCGGGTAACGCTTTTGGTCTGGATGGTGATTCTGTCCCGCATGACAGAGCTCTCCATCATGCATACACCTTGTAGCGGTCTAGCAGGCTGTCGGCAAAGCCCAATTTCTCCAGCTTGCGCTCGGAATACGCCTCGCGGTTGGCATACATCGCGCCCACCATGAGCTTGATCCAGCTCTTGATGGGCTCGGGCACGGCGGCGGCGTTGGCATAGCCGCACACAAACCGCACCTTGACCGAGTTGTCCACATACCTGGCAATGGGCCAGCAGGTGCCATAGGCCGGGTCGACCTCGGCGGTGGTGCAGTCGTCTGCATTGTCCAGCACGTAGGCGCTGGGGTCCAGCGTCTGCTCTGTGCCATTGAAGTCCAGGTACTTGATGCTGGTGATGCTGACCACCGGCACCCGGCGCAGGTGAAACTCACGCGGGAACCCCTCTTCGGCCAGCTCCCAGGTCTGCGGCATGATGGCGCGCGCGCCCATGTACTGCTCCGCCGCCTCGGTGGCGGCGGTGATCATGGCGGTGATCAGCGAGTCGTCGTCGCTTTGGTCCTGGCGCACATGCGCCTTGGCCTCAGCCAGCGACACTGCCAGTGCCGCTGCGGGGGTGATGAGTTTGAGTGCCATAAATTTATTTATCTTTAGCGCCTAGGCTATGGAATCGATGCGGTGCCAGGGCATCATTCAGGCCCATCCATCCAAGGCCACGACACCCAACTGATCAACAGGCCAAAGGCCATCCCAACAATGAACGAGCCAAACAACGCGATGACGTTTGGAGAGAATGCCCAATCGATCATCAAGGCCACAGCAAGCCCGACGATGACGGCTCTGAGTGCGAGAGTCATACCAAACCCGCCCATGCAGCTATTTCAAGCACGGCCAGCGTTGACAGAAAGACCATGCCGATCAGGATCAAGGATCGGATGACGGGTTTCATTTCCACCACTCCCAGTGCCAGAGCATGATCCAAACGGCCAGCGGGGTCATGGCAGAACCTCGGCTATGGGAATTCCCATATCAGGAATCACCCCCGCTATAAACGCTTCACAGTCGCTCAAAGTTGGCGGAGTCAGGTCAGACCAGCGAGCAGAATAGTCAGCCGACACAGCAGCGTGAAGCAGCGCCGGGTCTGCGAGCATTGCCATCGCTTGGTCGTAAAACTCAGAGGTGCATGGCGTTGACGTGATGATGGTGTCGCCGTCGATCTGCCAACTGTCGTAGCCTCCGACATCCACGTCCATTGCGCGTGAAATGGCTTGCGCGATGGGCAGCAGGGATGCTGGGAGGCGAAGGGATAGGGTGTGGCTGTAGGCGGTCATATCGTGATCCCTGCGATTTGTCCAGCAATCCGCATTTGCGCGATCAGGTCAGCGTCTGTCAAGGTTCCTTTGATCGGCAACACAGAATAAATGTCGCCGGATAAATACCCTGACGGGGTAGCTGTAGGGACAACCCCAACCGCTGCTGATGTGGGTGTTGTTGTGCCAAGGGCTGTTGTATTTGTTGCCACCATAACGCCATCAACCCAAAGCTGGCGCGTGTTACCTACTTGCCTTGCAGCCATAACAAACCGACCATTTGCCAGCGTTGCTGACTTGATTAGCACGAGTGTTACAGCGTCATCCCTCCATGCAGCGGCAGCGTACCCAGCGTCGATATAAAGCTGGGCGACGATAGGGTTTGCGCTTGCGGTGCTACGTATTGAAAACACAGAGCGTGTCCCCGATACACCTGATGAATAGTTGACCGCCGCAATCACGCAATGGTCATCAGCCATCTGAAACGGCACACTCCCCAACGCAAGCGAGTCGTTGCTGCCGTCGAATGACCAGTACCAGGGGAACCCGGCAGTGTCGTAGTCGCTCGCGGTGCGTACTGCTTGATACGCTGGGAAGGATGCGGGGGTCGCGGCTGGGCGGAGGTCGGGGTGCCAAACAAGAATGTCTAAAGAACCAGAGCCGCCAAACGTGCCGCGCTTGCCTATGCTGAAATAGTCAAGTGTTCCCGTGTCGGTAACTTCGGTCCATGCCGTTGTAATGGATAGGGTTCTTTCTGCACCGCCTCCCCTAAACCATGCGGACTGCGTGGCACCTGTATTGCTTTTCAGCCACACGCGCCCAAGGCGTGATGCAACCGTAGCGCCCGACCCGGTTTGCAAGCCGGATATGTCACCAGACGTAGTTCCAGCTATAGACGCCTGCAATCTGCTGGCTGTAAAAGTCCCGTTTGGATCAGCGGCACCTGTGTATGCGTCAGTGACAATTGGCGTTGTGCCCGTGCCTGCAACTGTCTTGGCCCACCCTAACGTGTTATTTAGCGCCTCGGTGTACGTGAGCAGATTCACCCTTGCCGACAGCTTCGGCTTGTTCGCCGTGGTTGCCTGCGTGCAGTGGATGCCTGTGATTTCTTTGAAACTGAGTGAAGTTACCGTGACCGTCCCCGCTGCCGATTGAAGCAAGCGGAACCTATTTGATGCGGTAGCTTTGAAAACAAACGTGCCAGATGCTTTTAAATCGGCTACGTAATTGGTGAGCGATCCAACGCCGCCACCAGAGCCATCATCATCAATCGACAACCCTGCACCACCAGTAGCCGTAAAAACAACCGTGGCACGATATGTGGACCCTGCTGTGAAAACAGTAGGAGCCGCGCATCTGTCGGAAATAGCAAACATCCGAATGGCAGCGCCATCGAACGTGGGTCCAGCAACGTAGGTGGTCCAGTACGCTGCTGTCAGATACGGCCCTGTCATCTTCTCCGCACCCACCGTCCCCAGCCCATCCAGCGCCAACCCAACCACGCCATCGACCGCGCTATAGCCAGTGTCGCCCGTTGAACTTGTGAAATTCTCGGTGGGCAGGCCGGAGATTGTGCCGATGCCGGGGATGTAAGCGTGGGCGTCTGTGTAGACGGGGCAGGGGGTGCTGATTAGCTCGCGGACGCTGATGTTGTCGGATACGCCTGATGTTGTGCCGTTGGCTACGATTTGAAATGTAGTCCCTGCGCCAGCAGAGTATGTGAATTTTGTACTCACATTCTCAGAAAAATAACCAAGGGATTGCCCGGTCCCGCCAAGGATTCGCAACTGCACAGAACAGTTGTTATTGGCTGTAAGCAGATAGTCTTTTCCGCCGTCCAATGACAGCGTGCGCGAAGCGATACCAGTGGCAGCGGAAGCTACTAAAGTGCCACCAGAGATTGCCCATCCGGTTCCAAGCGTCCACCCATCTGCGCTCTCAAACGTCCCATTCGTAACCTTCTCCGGCCCAAGGCTCAACGACACGGATGCTGTCTCGCGGGTCCACGGGATGCCGCCCATTGCTGCTAGTTGGGATGCGGTGAAAGTGCCGGAGAAGAGGCCAGCGCGATGCACAAGAACATTTCCAGTTCCTAGCGCACAGTCAGGATTTAGTGCAATGCCGATTGCCGCAGAAGCAACCGCTGTAGATGCAGACAGTGCTACCAAATAAAACCCACCACCAGCGGGAGCAATGGTTATGGTTCCTGTCGGAGAGCCGTACACAGCAGGAACGCCAGCAGACCAAGAAAAATCCGCTACACCAAGCGTCAAAAATGCACTTGTCTGGTCGTATAGCCCAATCCTTGATCTAGTGGATGTTCCACCAGACACAATGAATGCTGAGGTAAAGGCTCCAGTAGTGCCGGAAGCTGTTACCTTGCGCAGTTGACTACCTGTGCCGCCTACTGCTGCTGTTGCAAGGGTCGCGTCAAAGAGTCCAGACGGTGATATTGCCGCATTTGACGCAATCGTTGGGGTATTTGGAGATGCGTTCTGATACCCGCCGTTTGTAAAGTCCTGACTCCAAGTATTCAAATTCGCAGGCGTCTGCAAGTAGCCAGAGCCGAAGGTGTAGATTCCAGCGGGGGAGCGGGTGAAGCGGGAGAGTAGGCGTGCGAGGGTGCGCTTTATCCTAGCCGCCGCAAAAAGCGCCAAGCTCATGCTATCGGCCTGGTCACAACTGAGAATGTGCGTGCAGCACCTTGATTGGCACCGGATTTGAATCGAATGTATTGCCAGGGTGTCAATGCAATCAGATCAACCGAATAGCCTGCTCCAGCCGTGACGGATGCCAGCAGGCCAGCAGCGGTAGCCGTGCTGTCAAAGATGCTTGTGATCCAGTTCGTACCATCAACAGACACTTCGATTTGCAGTGTTGCTGCGGTCCAGGCGGCTGGAGCAACGAAGCCTAGAACAGATCTGTCGTTGCAATCAATTGCGTTTGAAACATTCGATCCGCTTGGGATTGTTGCCGTGACAACACTTCTACTATCCGTCATGATGTGTCCTTTAAGCCTTTTGACTCTTGGGCTACATCATGGGAAAAGTCGTGGGTTTTATCAAACCTTAGCGGATTGGGACTGGAATCCGATTCCACTTGCGTCGATATTGACTTTAGACTGAATGCCTGGAAAACCCTACAGAAGGAATCCCCTGCTCTGCATGAAGTCTATTGGGTGCTTGGCATTCTTTTTGAGGTTGCATTCTTTCCGCAACAACTGAGCGTTGTCGTCTGTGTTGGTGCCGCCAAGCGCCAGCGGCATGATGTGGTCAAGGTGGTAGTCGTCACCCAATGGCTGTTTGCAGCAAGCGCATTTCCCTTTTTGCAGTTGGAATAGCTTTTCGGATATGTCAATGGATAGCTTGCCTCCAGACGCCCGTTTTCTGGCTCTCCTGTTGTGTTCCCAAACGATTCTGTCTTCTGGGTTGTTTATCCTGAACTTTGCGCTGATGGCCTTGATTTTTTCAGGATTTGCCAAGGCCCACGCAGCGGAAGCGGCCTTTATCTTCAAATGATTTCTTTTGTAAGAGCGAACATTGGCTTCCTTTACTTTGTCTGGATTTTTAGCTCTCCAGTCAGCTCCTATTTCTCTAAGCACATCCTTGTTCTTCTCGTAGTAATCAGCCCTATTTTTCTTCACTCGTTCTGGATTGGCCAATCTCCATGCCAAGTCCATTGCCTTCTTCTTTTCTACGTTGTTCTTTCTCCATGTAGCTGATTTCTCTTTGAGCTTTGGAGCGTTCTCTTTCCAGTATTTAGCATCTGCAATTGCTTTTTTTTCTGGGAACTTCTCTCTCATCTGCTTGGATCGCGCTAGATGACATGGCCTGCAATCGCCACTTTTGTAGCGATCAGTAGCGCCACATTTGACGCACGGTTTGACCGTGGGAGTAGAATTTGAATCAGCCATGCTGTTGTTCCTTACAAACAATGATGTGGTTAGAAGCCGGGTTGTGTATCAGCACTTCCCGGCTTCGTCATTTTACCAGTTACACCTCTGATCGCATAGTGTTTATGCCGCCGTTCTCTCCCGTCATTGGGCTATCTGGATTGGCTGGAGTCTGAGGCGAAGTATCGCCAGCGGCCATGTCTACAGCACCTGGTTGAACTGCGGTAGGCATTGGTAGATTCGGGTCTACGCCTGCTGGTGTAGGTGGCCTCCATCCTGCGTTTTCAAGGACCACATCGGCCACAGGGGCGATCTGCGGCATGGTTGCAATCAACTGTCCTGCCTGAATCGCGCCGAATGCTGACTTGATTCCGGTTGATACCGTGTCGGCCACCAGCTTTCCAATCTCTGCCTGCAACTTCTCGGGGTTGTACTTTAGCGCCAGCTCGCGCTCACGGAAGTCGTTATCTGCTTTGATCTTCTCAAGCTCTGGTGATGGCCGATCCTTCACTTCTTGGATGGCTTTCAATATGGCTTCTTTGTCTGGTACGTCCATCAAAGCAAGAAGGTGCGGCAACACAACCGGCTGATATTCTGGAGGCAGTGATTTGAACGCTTCTGCAAGCGATACGCTCTGCTGCTTCCTGAAACTTGGAGTGCTTGGAACATCCTCAAGTGCAACTTTGAGGCGTGTTCTTTGAACATCATTCGACAGATATTCGATACCGGTTTGCTCGTCAACAACTGGTTTGTTCAGCACAACCACTCTATCTGGCTGCACTGCGTTGCCTCGTATTGTTACTGTTTCTTCTTTTCCGATCATGTCTTCAATAATCAGCGATAACAATAGCTCTCCAACACGGGTGCGACCATCCCGAAAATTTGCCATCAGACTTGCAAGCGACTGCGTTGCCTGCTCGATCTGTGTGGATTCCTGCACTCCACTGGTCGCTGTGCCTTTCTGGCCCATGAATCCCGATGTGATGCCGGATGCACGCTCAATGCCCATCCGTGAGTCGGACAGCATCTTGTATTGCTGCTCGTTCAACTGGAAGTCGCGGAATACCTCGAACTTTGCCCCTGGCTGGCTCATGTGTTCAGCATTCAGGATGATGTCTGCGTCTGGTCGGGCTATCTGCTGACGGAAAACCTCGTCAGAGTACGCAACAGCTCCTTTGGTGCGCTCGGTGCGGATTGCGCTCAATCCCCATCGAATCTTGGATATTGCGCTGTTCACGTTGTCTTGAAGGTAGATCATTCCGCGAACTGATCCGTACGGCACGCCGGTCCTGTCCTCCTTGTGGCCCCAGAATGGCGCATAGGGGAAGTTGCTGTGACTGTACGGGGTCTTTCCATCGTACAGCTTGTGCGGACCCATCCAGAAGCTGACGTACATCCGTGCAATCACGGTTTTCATGGGCTTGATAAGGCCAGCGGCCAGAACTTCATTGTGCGCGGAGTTTTTGCGGTCGTACTCAACTACCCGGCCATCGGGTGCCTTGATTACCGTTGCTTCTTCCCATCGTCGATACCAGACCTCGAACAGACACACGCGGCCATGTTCGGCATCACGCCATTCCTGTTCTTCAATAGACCATCCTCGCTCGTGGTCGTAGGACTGCGCCAGGTTGGTTGACGTTCCGCCATCGACTGACAACTCGAATGCATCAGTCCACCGGCCATTGCTTGATGTTTCGATCAGGGTCTTGTGCTTTGGAAACTTCAGTTTGACCTGTTCGCTGTCGGTCCAGCGGCGGCGGACAAGGTAGCGGGCCTTTTCAAGTCCGGGTGACTTGTCCAGCATGTCCCAGAAGATTTCATTGCGGTGAACGGCTTCGCACCGGTACGGCTGCTTGAATGGATCTGACTCCCGGGCGACTTCAACCCAACCCAAGCCTACGGAGACTTGCGGCTTGAATGCGTCTGAGCATGCTTTGTCGGCTCCTGATGTGCGTTCAGCCTGATTGACCTTGTGGTTCAGGGCTTCGGCAACCTGGTCGCCTTCAACACCTTCTGCGGTGATTCTCCAGTCGGTGCGGGTCTTTGCCTCCAACCCCAACACGGCTTCGATAGCTGGCCCAATCAATGGCTCGATGGCAGGCGGCATACCAATGGCCTTCTGCGCTTGGAGGATGGCGCTATCAAGCTGATTCCCATCAACGTAGTCCATTTCCCGGTCGGCCTTTGCTCTCCAGGCGGGCTGGTTCTGGATTTCTGTGAAGAACTTGGTGAATGTCGGCAAGTCCAAGCCATCAGCTCCGGGCTGATTGGATTGGGTCATGGTGTCTGGTGAGAGTGAGTGAATCATGATTACATTCGCCAATCTGGTGGGGGTGGTGGTCTTTCTGCATTGGATGCAGAGCCGGAATAGGTCAACAGGCCGGTTTCCTTGGCCTGCGCGTACTGGCGCAATGCGTCTGCGCCTTCGCTGCAACCGTTTGCCTTGTCGGGTTCGTCCGTGAATCGGTTATCTGCGCGGCTGAACTTCTTTTTGTAGCCTTCAATGCGCTCGATGCCCTTCTTGCACCGGTCGGCGTCAATGAAAACCCCTTTCAGGTGCTTGCGGGTCTGCTGGATTCCAGTGATTAGCTCTGTGATGCGGGGCACGACAACAAACTTTTGCCCCGGCATGAGTTCCATCATCATCTGCCTGGTTGACTTGTTGTAGTCGCCAAGTCGCTTGTGGTCGGCATCGTGCGGAAGAAAGTGAGTCCCGAAAACGTATCCTTTGAGTGTCAATTCCCTGACGTAGTGCCTCAAATCCTCTCCATGGGCCTCGTAATAGTCAATGAACCGGTCCTCTCCGCGAAGTTCTTGGTGGAACCATGCGGCGCATCCATCGCTATTTCCAATGTCCCAGAACGTGTTTACCGGCAGATCCAGAACTGGAACGCGGGTAATTCCTCCGCGCTTGCGTACGGCAATCATGTCCTTGGCGTAGTAGTTGCCCTCAGTGCTGATCTGGAACGCTTCTTCTGGAGTGGACGGGTACTCTTGCCACATCCGTTCTTCGGCACCGGTGAAGTCTGCTGTGCGGGTTGCGATGTACCAGGCGCGTTGGTCCGGGTCGATCTTGCAACCCATCTTCGACTCGATCAGGTCGAAGTATTCGTGTTCCTTGTCGCTGATGTGAACTGTACTGGCCGGTAGCCTGTACTTTGGTTCTTGCCACCATGCGTAGAAGTGGAACCGATAGTCCTTTGGGGTCAGTGGTGCTTTGCTGGCATCAAGCCCTTCGGCACGTTGCACCAGGTCATAGAACTCGCCTTCGCGGCCTTCTGCGGTTGATTCAATGACCAGTACGCCGTTTGTTGGAACGGATGGTATTGATCCGGTGATGACCTCGGCGGCTTTCTCCGGGTACTTGGCGCAAATCTTGCCGAACTCTGAAATGTGCAATCGGTGGATTGTTCCGGATCGCATGGATGTTGCCACGCGCACGCTCGAATTGTTGTGGGCGAATAGCAGCTCGTCTGCGTTATCGGCCTCCAGCGGGAATCTGTCGCGCACTTCTGGCGGCAGATTCTGGTACGCGAACCGCACTTTGTCTCGGAATATGACCTTTGCAGCATCACGGTCCTGCGCAATGATGCCGCAACGCTGGTTTGCGTTGAACAAAGCATGATCCAGCCAAAGAATAGATACCAGGGTGGTAAACCCAAGCTGTCGCGCCTTTAGGATGATATTGCGGTGCCACAAGCGGGCAATAAACCTGCGCTGCGCACGATTGGGCTTGAACGGAATGACGGCTTCAATCTCTCCGTCATCGCCTTTGATCATGATTTTGTACAAAACTCCAGAGAAAAGCCTCCACTCAGGATCTGCCAGGCAACGCGCAAGTTCCTCCTTGTTCGTCGGCAGTGCTGGCTGAATTTCTGGCGCTTGTGCCACGATCAATCCTCGTCGTGCGCGGGGTCACGCTGCACGGGCTGGAATGACGAGCTGTTGCCGGTCGCAATCGCGTGCAGCATGGCAGTGAACGGGTCAGTACGTTGCTTGTTGTCAGCCTCGTACATTCCTCGAATCTTCGCGGCTTTGTCCAGGGCGCTGTTCTTGTCGGCCACTTTGTATTTCTTCACCAGTCCTACAAGGCGACGATCCTCTCCAGATCCTTCCCATTGCTCAAGCACATCGAGTCCGACAATGGCTGCTGCGGTGTCATCATCAAGTTCTGTCACGGCCAGCGGTCGGCCATCTGCTGCAAACATCTTGCGCGGGTCAAAGAACGATATTCGGGCAATTTCTCGGGCTATTCGCTCCTCGGTCAACTCCATCTTGGCTAGGCGTTCGTCCTGTCTTGCGGCAATAACAGTCTGCTTTTGAGATAAAAGTGCGGCGATCTGAGGTTTTTTCAGGTTTTCCGCTCCGCTTTGGTATGCCGTCTTTGGGCTGTAACCCGCATGGATAGCCGCTTGCGTGGCATTTCCTGAGATAAGGTATTCCGCTACAAACTTAGCTTGTTTTGGCAGTAGTCCATTGATGCGAGAGGCCGTTTCTTTGACTTTTGGTTTCTTCTTCGGAACGACCGTAGCCGCATTGCGCGGCTTCTTGGCTGTCTTTGTAGGGGTCTTGGGTGTAGCTCTACTCATGGTCCGGACTATGCCGGGGGTAGAGGGTGGGTGCAAACCTTAGCGGGTAGTTGGTTCTTTCGCCTTCTCTGCCATCCTACGGACCCAAGCAGATCCACCTAGACGCTTGATTTTGTCGCGCAACTCGGGTGTTACGCGCACGACCAGGTTTGTGGCCATGGGGGCGTCATTGATGGGTTTGCGCCCTGCTCCTGGGCGTGGTCCGCCGTGTTCTGATTTGGGTTTTTCCATGCTGGCGAGTTTAATTCAGGGAGCCGATAACTCCGTATTTGACCCGGTATGCGCGCAGTTCGCTTTCTAGGTTCAGCTTTTGTGCGGATAGCCTTTCGATGCACTGCTTATGCAGTTTTAGTTGCTGCGTTTTGAACCTTGCGCCTGGTCTTACGACAGCATCAGCCGCTTTCAGTGCTGTTTTTGCATCTTCAATGAACTGCTTTGAATGATTGGCCCAAAGCATGTTGTAGGCTAACCCGGAGTCGGTAGCCGTTTGCTTGCACAGAGCAATGGCTGCGGCTGTGACTCTTGCTGTCATGTCATGGCCTCTTTGCACTCTGCAATCATGGTGTCGATCGCACGTTTCAGATTTGGCCACTCTTCCGGGTTGATGCAAATCTTCCCAATGTCTGTGCGTCCATGCTGCTCCACTTCGACGTACTCGCCTCCAGATTCATCAACAATACGGACTTCGGTTGCCATTTCTGAAAACAGCGGTTGATCTTCTGGAAGGATGACCATTTGGGTTACTCGTGTTATGTAGGTCATACCGGATGCCCCTCAATGCCGCCAGAAGTAAACTCGCGCCACGCATCAGCTTGTGCTGATTGGTGTGCGCGGCGCTGGTTTTCAAACTCGGTTAGCTTCGCTTCAAGCTGTTTGACATGCACCTCAAGACACTTGATATGCCTGCGAAGCCTGCCGTTTTCTTCGATCATCATTTCAAGTTCGACGCTCATTTCTGCTCCTTCATCATCAGTTCGAGTGTGTCTTTAACTGTGTTGTTGATGGATCGTTGCAGTGCAAGCAGACCAAAGATAGTTACCTGATACGCAACAACAAGACACAGCAAAACTATTTCTAGATTTGTCATTCCGGCCCCTTCATGGCGGCGTCGATGGCTGCATCAAGTTCGCGCCCCATGTAGAACGGAGACTGCCTCATGCCGTAAATGACCATCCACTGATCATTCAATCTGATGTGCTGATACCTCGCCGCATCGCGCTCCAGTTCCGCAATGCGATCCAGCAGGGCAATGATTGCGTCCGGGGAGGCTGCGGCGTAAAACGCTTGGATAGCTTTTGTGCTTCCATCCACTAGTGGCTTCGTAGCCAGCGCAAGTTCGCGCAGTGTCTTAGTCATTTAAACGCTCCTTCACTTCAGCGTGATATTCAAGTGCTTTTATGCGCCCCATTGCTCGATTGATTCGCTCGTTCAGTCGGTCCCTGTCGAAACACAACCAGATAAGCACTCCATTGCTTACGCTTAAAAGCACGATCAGCAGTTCTGTCAAGTCCATCACTTCACTACCTTTCTGATTGCCGCGATTGCGGCGTCATGCTTCACAAGCTGCTCCCGAAATGCCGCAATGCGCTTGTCGAAACGCTCCCACCCTGCTTTAGGTAGCACTTCGTTAAGGCACTCGTTCACATCGTCACGGCTTAACTCAAGCGCCTCAAGCGCCTGCCGCAGCAGGGCGTCCCGGTGGTCAGGTGGTGGTGATGTGTATAGCTTGGTGCCGATGGCCGGGATGCTGTCGTACATGTGGAACCGTACTTGAGCTTCGTCATGCGCACCCGTCTGAATTAGCTGCACTTCACCGATAGGCTCCTGATGCGCTGCCTTCTTGAATGATGGCAAGCACTCTGCTGTGCCGCATCGGCCTTCATCGCATCCAGCTTCACCGCAACCCTGATGCGCTGCATTGGCGGGCTTCATAGCCGGACAGCTTGCATGCATCACAAAAGCCACTCTTGAACCCGCTGGGTTTGGTTCCAACCCACACTGCGGGCTTGCCGCATTCATGGCCGTATGTCCCCGGCTGGGCGTTGTGGCACTTTCCATCTGTGGCGTAGTTCATGCTGCGCTCCTTGTTGCTTTGGCGATTGCTTCCATAGCCTGCTTGTTTGCGTCACGCAGTTCAGCTTGTGCGGCCAGAAGTGCGCATGCATCGCCCATGATGTTGTCTCGGGCCATGGCTGCAAGGCTGATCCTGCGAAGTGCGGCCAGCAAATCGGGCGATGCGGCCATAAGTGCGGCGTTTTCACTGAGTTGGTCTACGCTGATTTGCTCGTGCTTAACTGAGTCTGAGCGCAGGCATTGCGCCCCTTGCAAAACCATTGCAGGGCCAGTCTCAGGAGCAATCCAAATTGCGGTGCCTCCCCCGTATGCATAAGACGCATTCCACGGCCCTGGTGTGTGCTTGATCATTAAATTCCCCTTAATTTGTATTTGAAATTGTAATTACAAAATAGGAACTTATCAAGCACTTTTTGAATTTATTTTTATGGCTTGGCTGGTATGGATTTCACTTGCCATTTAGCAGAACATAGCCAGCAAACAACTTTGCAAAGCTCCGCACGGCAATCGGTGTTAGCGTCCAGGTCTGGTCGCCTGTCTCACATTTCAGCCGACCGTCCTTTAGCTCGGTTGCCGAACACGGGAATTCTTCAAACATCGGCTTTGCTGCACACACTCCAGCCCTTAACTTGACGATTTTTTCTGTGTCCTCCAGCAAGTCCTTCACGCATTCATCAACAATCGACAGCTTCAACCCAGTTGCGGCGTGAATCTCCATTCGTTTTGCGCATCCATGCCTGTCTGTCAGCTCACTGATTGCCTGAAAAACAATGTCTATGTGTTCTTTAGATGCCATGTGCTGTCTCCAATGCTGCTATCAGTGCTTTTCGAGTGACTTCTTTTGGAAGCCTGGTGAACCGTTTCAAGATCACATCCATTGCCGAATTGACGGGCTTGGTGTAACTCTTTCGCCATGAGTTGAACTCTGTGACTTCTTTGAATACCTTGATTGCCTCATTCAGAATCGCCTTTTCTTCTGGATGGTGGATCGCTTTTTCAAGAACTACGGACATCATGTGAAATGCATGAAACCCATCGTCTACCGGGTCGCCATACTCAAGCATGTGAAACCAAATCTTGAACACCCGAACGGAGTCCTCTAGTTCAAGCTGCTGGGGTGACTTGATGAAGGGGTTTGTGTATTGCTTGCGGGTCACTGCATTGACTCCATTTCCATGCGTACCGGCTCAGACCAGCGGACTTCACGATCCGCGCCCCATGCGTACAGAAATTCAATGAATTGCGATGCTTCTCGCACATAGAAGTCACGGGTTTGGATGCCCATCTGCACAATGCGCTTTCCGTCAAAGCTGGGAGCAACGCGGCTATCGTGGTGCAAGGGCGTACCGGCCAGTCGCATTTCTTCTGCAAACTCATCCACAAGCAACCGCTTCATGTCGTCCTGATGCCACTTGCGGCCAATGTGTTCGGCCTGCTTGGCAATGTCTCCAATCATTGCGTGGTAGCGTTCTTCCTGCTCCCGCTTCTTTGTCGGTTCACTGATCTGAACCATATAGCCTTCTGGTGCAGATTCGACAGCCTTGATAGCGTTACGGCGTGCGGTGTCATGCGCCATAAAAAATGTCTGCTTGCTCATCCCGCCAACCCTTTCGCCAGTTCGGAATACTTGGCTTTGATCGCTTTCAGGTCATCCACCGTATGCCTGCGCGGCTCCTGGTCATACTCCAGCGCCAGCACGGCATCAATGCCTATTCGCTTGACAAGTCCAACGCGATAATCCGCCACGTTCCCCGACAAATAACGGTTGCATCGCTTGCATTGAAGGTGGCAGTTTCTTTCATCGAATCTGAGATGTGGTGCACTTCCACGGCTCCGAAAATGTCCTGCATCGCCGCTACCACCGATAAAACCTTCTCCGCAGGCTGATCCACAAGAGATACATCCCTTTCCAGAGTCGCGCAACCTGACGTATTTATTGAACGCAGTCTGTGCTTCACGGATGTAGTCTCCACGGGTCTTTAATTTCTCGCGCTTCACCTGGTCGGCCTTGCGCTCTTTGGCTTTTGCGGCCTTTTTTGCCTTGGCCAGTCTCTGGATGGCCAGAACCGAACCGCATGCCGGTGAACACCACACGGCAAACGATTGGCGCTGCTCGTACTCTGCGTGACAAACACGGCACTTGCGGATTTTGGTGGCGATCATTTCGCACCCCTTCTAATCTCGCTGATGGCATAGGCAATAGCCTTGGCCTCCATCAGCTTTCCGGATTCTTTGTACCGTCTGCGCAGGCGATCCAAGATGATGATTGCTTCGCTCATTTGCACATTTCCTCTTTCCAGATAACGCGCATGTGCGCCTTGATGCGCTCGGCTGATCCGCGTCCGTAAGTTCTTTCTGAAACCTTCAAAGCCATTTCGAGCCATTCCTTGTTTTTAAAGTTGTGAGCAAGAACCCTTGCCTCACCTTTCTCCAGTTGTTCCCTATCCCATCCGTCAGCTATCATTTTTGTAGCGATCAAAAAGCATCCGTCCATAGCCGCGCAAGGTTGATACGCAGGGCCTCTGACCCCTGTACCCTCCCTGTGACCATCAGAACGACCAATTTCGCTCTGACCATCGTTCTGCCCTTGGGGCCGATGTTCAATCGCTACAGGTAATCTCAACTCTTGTTCCCGTAGCTTGTGCAGTCCCCATCGAAGGCTGCGAGGGTTGATACGCCGGTTGTTTGCGCCCCTGTGTTTCTGCCGTGTAAGCCCATGCAGGCTGTTGCTCGATGTCGCTCGGCGGCTGGCGATCCATCGTTTAGCGTCTGATGGCAGGACTACGTTCATTGGTAGTACGCCTTTTCGTCCGCTATGTTCTGTAGCCACTTGCGCAGCACTTGTGACGTTTTGAATGTCCCGTGCAACTTGTGGAAATCGTTTATGTCGGTGCCCTCTTGATCTGGCATCCAATACGGCAGGCCGGTCGCCCTGGCCGCGTTCAGTCCAGTGAGGCTGGCATCGTTGTCGGCCACGACATAGCCGCTATGGGCCATGCGCTTGAGGTTCTGTGCAGAAAAGCAGATATGCAGTCTGTAGCGCAACTTCAAAGCGTTGAGGCATGCGCGAAGGCTCAATCCACTGGCATATCCTTCAACCCACCAGTCATCTCCACCAATGCCAGCGGCATCAATGCAATATTCAGCTTTGCTGGTAATTCCGCCAGTCAGGAATTTCTTTTCCCCGCTGCGGGAAATCATTTGAAGGCTGGAAATCTTTCCGGATACATACATTGGGATGCAAAGCAGGTTCGATTCCTGCTCTGGCCTCCACACCAAGCCTGGTAACTCTGGAAAGCCCTTAGATTGAAGATAGGCGTGTTGTTCTTGCACGCACTGGCTCAGTATCCATTCGGCCTTCTTTGCAGCCTCCCGTGCAATCCTGATGCGCTCTTGACCCTCTGCGCTCTGGCGCTCTTGTGCTTCTCTGCGCTGCGCATTTATCTGGTCTTGCGTTGGCCTTTGATGCCCTTCATCGCGCCATCCGTTTTGCTTCGCCTCGTGAAAGAGTGAAGCAATAGTGACGCCGGTTCCACGGAACGACCGCCACACTGAACGGGCGTCAAGCTCCTTGAATGAATCAGCTTGCCTGCTCCAATCCATCCACATATCGCGTCCAGCATCACCGAACTCCGACTTGATAGCCATTCCGATAGACACCCACGTATCGCGCTCTATTGGACTGATGAACTGCAAGGCTGATGCTGTACGGTTCATGCTGCTTTCCGTTTCGCAAAAGCAATTTGCCGTGACTTAATCCATGACCTGATTTCTGGTGTCGGTGGTTTGGCTGCTGGCTTTGCCATTGATGGCTGTACGCCGAACTTCTCTTGGTATTTAAAAAATGCCATTCCCGGCTTCACGCCTTTCTCCTGGCAGTACCCAATCAACTGAGCGTAGAAGTCCTCTTTGTATTCCGCTGAATACTTTTCCTTCTTTGGGACCAATGAAAGCTCTGTCATTTCACCGGCCACTGCCACTACATCGTTTTTCCGCGCACGGACAAACCCGCAATGGGCGCAAACGTCTGTCGCTGAATTCCACAGACATCCACACTTAGGACATTTGGACTTTTCTTTCTCAACGTCCGTTGGCTCTGGTTTTGTCTTTTCGGCTCCATCGTCCAATTGAGTAACGCCATCAGCACACAAGCTATCCCACTGGTCGCGGAACCGTAAGAAGTTTCCAGAGTGGTCCAGCCAAATAGCCGTGTCTTTGGAGTCATGCGGGCGCATGATGCGGCCAAGCTGCTGAACGTGTGCGCTGAATGACTTGCTGAATGGACGGGCGCTTACGCCTACGCAAACGTCTGTAACGTCGAATCCCTTGGTCAGCAAGTCAGTCGCAATCAAACCGTGAATTTCAGTGTCAGGCTTGGCGAAATCCTCAAGCACCTGGCGCTTGTATTCGTCGTCATCCTTGTAGCTCACGCTGATAAAGTTGAATCCAGCATCAGCAAACTTCTGCACCAGATCAGCGCCATGGGCGACTCCAGAGCAAAACACAATCGTTTTCTTGGGACCGCCAAAAACTTCATTGGTCTTAGCAATCCACTCGGCCACCACATCGCCAGTGATCTTGATTCCGCGTTCCGTGGCTTCTTTGTCAGACCACTCCCCTGCTACCTTCTTTGCTCCATCCATATCAATCTGCTTTGAAATGAATATGCGAGGGGAAATCAAGAAACCCTGGTCAATCAACTGGTTCACTGTGCAGGCTGAAACAACATTGGTATATGTGTTTGCAAGCCCCTTGGTGAATGGGCTACCAGACAAGCCAACAACCTTGACATTCGGGTTGTTGCGGACAAACTCAATCACCGATGCTCGTAATGTGTGCGCCTCATCTACCACCAGCACATCCACAGCGGGGAAGCCTCCACGGGCTTCAAGGGTTTGAATCATGCATACCTGAATAGGAAGCTCTGGCCGGTAACGTGGCGATTCAGGCTGGATGATCCCGTGGTCAATTGCGTACTTGGAAAGCCGTGCCGATGTTTGAGCGCAAAGCAACTTCAGATCAACCAGCATTGCCGAACGGCGGTTCTTCTTTGCAGATCCATCCATCATTGCAACCGCAATTTCTGTCTTTCCTGCGCCGCAGGGCGCATAGAGCATTTGCGCACGATGACCCATCGCAAACCCCATGCGAAGGTTGTCCATCGTTGCAATTTGATGTGGACGGAGTTGCAGCATGATTAGGCTGTCCGTGTTCCTGCCAGCTTGTCAATCTCGCGTCTTTGGCGATTGATTTGCTTTTGCATTTCTGCAACTTGGTTCTGGAATCCGTCGCGGGAAATCTTCACCGCTTTCAATGTCGCTTCGAGCGTCTTGATGTGGGCGCGAAGTTCTGCGATCAGGTTCTTGGCTTGCGCTGCTTCTTCTGGATCTGCGCTGCCAATGTTTGCAACGGCCAGCGCATCCTGAAGACCTTCGATCTGGTCGCGTGCTGCATCCAGTTCGGTGTATTCCTCTGCTGGAGTGACTACTGAGGCAGTAGCAACCGCAGGTTTCGATTCGGCTTTTGCCGGTTCACTTTTCGTTGGCGTAGTGGAATCGGATTCCACTTTCTTCGTTTTCTTTGCAGCACTGGTTTCACGATTTGACTGCTGTTTTGTCGCTACTTCTGGATTGCGAATAGCAGCAACAAATGGATGTCCTACGCCGCATACTTCGGCAATCTTGCGATCACTCCATTCAGCCCACTCTGCGTCACTCAGCATGGTCGCAACGGCCTTGCGCTTGTCGGCATTGGACCGTTTCAAGCCGTGTGTGCCATTTGCTCCAAAGCTGAACAGCACAGCATCACGCGCAGTACCTTGGTGGATGTCGGCAGAAATGGAAGTCTTTCCAGCCTGGTTGTGTGCGTGAAAACGGTGGAATCCATCAGCCAGCCAGTTATCTACGCCATCATTGAAAACGACTACCGCCGGGAACTCTGCTCCAGCCTTGATAGCTTCTGCGTACTCGGTGACTATTTCGTTATTGATTTCAACGCGGGATTGAGTCCCGCCATCAGTCCGAATGGTTTTGATGTTGATTGTTTTCATTTGGATTTTTTTGAAGTGTCTTTTTTGCTTGAACCGACATGCCACATGCCGCAGTAGCCGCAGTGGTACGGCTGACGCGCTGCTGTGCGCTTTTCGGAGTGGCGTTTGACCACGTTGTTAGCCAGAACAAATGACGTGAAGGCAACTTTTCCAACGCATGAGCATTCGGCGGTATTACTCATACAAGCCCCTTGCGTGCCAGATACTTGATTGATGCAAGTTCTTCGGCGGGGATAGTCACAGTTGGGCCATCACACTCAATTACTTTGAGTCCTATCGCCTTGAGGAAAGCGCCAATCTCGTTGATTCGTATCCCACGCTCACCAGATAGGACGCGAGAAACATGTCCGTTGTCGTGGCCAATGGCCTGACCTATGCTGTCGTTTTTGACAGTTGCAGAGCGCCGCAGAATTAAGGCCTCAACACTGCTTGATGGTGCAGGCAATGAAGGTGATGATTCAGTCATGAGAAACGACCTTTTCATTGCTGGCGACTTCAAACAAGAAAACCCCACCGGCCACATAGGACCGATGGGAAAATGCACTTTCGTCGCCAGGGAGGGAAGCGACGTTTTTTACAGTGCATTGGGTTGCGCCATTTGCTTCTGTGAAGCGACTGGCTACGAATCCTGGGTGCATCGAAGCCTTGGCTTTCAAGTACGCTTCGTGCGCGGCTTCCGCCGTCATAAATGTGCCAAGATGAATCTTTTTCCCGTTCACTTTGATTTGTGCGCGGAAAGGCTTTGGCCCCTTGGTCATGCTGCAAACGCCAAGGTATCCGCCTGTGCGGTTATTTCTGGATGGCTTCGCTCTGTTTTGATTGTTTATAGAGTTACCAGCGACTCGCAGATTTGCAATTCGGTTATCAGCGCGATCACCGTTGATGTGATCTATAGATGCAGTCGGCAAACTTCCGTAATGAATCAGCCATGCAAGACGATGCGCTCCGTATCTTTTCCCAAGAAACATAACACTCATGTACCCGCGAATCAAAGTGCCTGCGATGTCGCCAGCATTGGTGCTAAAGCGGTTTGGGACTCGCCAAACTATCGCACCAGTTTTGGGGTTGTATTCAAAGTGATGCCGAATCTTGTCCAAAAGACTTTCGTCATTGACGGTGATTGCAGTGGTGAACATTCAAGCGGCCTTGGCTGGTTGCTTGCGGGGTTTTGTCGCATTGATACGAGCCAGCGCACCGTTCACTCGATCCGCAACAGACTGCGGGAGTTTTTCAGGCCACATATAGATGGCATGACGGGATTTGTAGCCCATTGCTCTGGAGGCTTTGATAGCCGTTCCACCGAGCATTTCGATTGCTTTTTGTTTTTCCATGACTCATTGTAAATGCAATTTACACATGAATCAAACAATTTGTGAATTTTGTTTACCTACGCTGGACTACCATAATCTGATGACTTGCGGAGAAAGACTAAAAGCGGCAATGTTTGCGCGTGGCGTGGACAGGAAAACGCTTGCCGATGCGATTGGCACAACCCGCCATGCAATCGGAATGGTGATAACTGGCGGCGGCAGAGAGGAAAGATGGCTATCCAGGGAGAACAACCAGAAAGCAGCCAAGTTCTTGAAAGTTGACGCTCACTGGCTGTTCACTGGAGAGGGTCAAATGGAACCCGTCACAGGAGTAGTGAACGGATCACTGACATTCGCAGGGAGTGCTTTTGGTTCACATTCAAATAATGAGCATGCACCAGTTGACGGTTCACAGGCGACTACAAAACCGATAGCAGACTTGAATAGCTTGGACTATCTTTTGACAATGATTGACGACCCGCTAGAGCGTGCTACCGTGGCAAACAAGGCTGCTGCCATGATCTTGGATGCAATCAACAAGATAGACCGATCCACCGCTGCGCAACAGCCGGGTCAAGAAATACCATACGCCGCACCCCGAGCGCCGACAAAATCCCGGTGAATTCAAGCATTAGGTCATATTGATCTGGCCTAACAACATAGCATCCGGGTTGACTTCCAACAAGATAGCTTACGTCTGGACTCTCGCCGCTTTGTACCATTGTCAGGGCTTTGCATAGGCACTCTATGGTGGGCCTAGAGCCAGCATGGAGAACAACCTTCTCGCCTAGATGCAGGCATGTTCCAAGTGACATTGGGCCACTGTACTTAGCATGCACGCGCCCATCTATTGACTTACAGCGTACCCTGGCGCTGTGATACCTGTAATCAACCATAAGTCACACACACACACACACACACACACACCGCATACATCGTGCCACTCCCTAGTTTATTTGGAGTCTATTGTGAATTGTTTGTGTGGCTTTTGGAATCCCCAATCTGTGTGAGTTGACCCAACCCCTTCGCCGGGGCTTTTTTACGTCTGCAAATTACTGACCAGCAAGATATTAGCGAGATTGATCGAATAATTGTGAATTTTGTTTACCTCGTGATGTAAATTGCGTTTACACTACATCCACACCGCAATAAATGCGGAATAGGAGTGATGAAGTGAGACACGCACGAACGCACATACCAACCTTGATGGGTACTTCCATCGCTGGCATTCCATGTCAGGTACAGGTTGACTACTTCTTTGTTCAGAAACCAATGGGGCCAAGCGCAGATAGCGATTGGGACTGCTACGGGTACACCGAGATTGAATTTACGGTGTGCGATCGTCGCGGTCGTCCTGCTCCATGGCTTAACAAAAAGGTTACGCCGGAGATTAAGTCTGAACTCGAAACTGAAATTGAGAGGTTCATGCAATGACGCATCGCCTTATCAATTTGGCTCTGCTCATTGGATTTGTCATCACCCTGTCCTACGTTGGGCCAGCACTCGACGACAACAGCGCAGAGCATGAAGTAGCACGCGAGGAACTGGCGAAGCAGAACCGTGAAGAACGGTTTGCTATAGCCGCCCGCGAGATATGCGGCCAGAACGCAGGCTGGACAGTCACTCAAGGCAACGTCTTGGTTTGCAAGACAAAGCGCAACAAATCAACCGGACAAAAGGTGCAGCTATGACCCATTTTGAACTGATCTGCCTTGGCTGTCTATTCATTGCCGTGTTCTGCGGAGTGAGTTGGATCATGGAAAAGATTGAAGTGACCAAGTACCTGAGCGACGAAGAAATTGAACAGCGCATTCGTGAAGTGAACAAAGCACTCGAAAACCGGCCCAGAGTGCGGGCCATAACTGAAATCAAGGGGAAATGAAATGGACATCGAATTACTGGACGAACCAACAACTGCACTCACTGTGCAAGATCGCGCCGCCCTGGCCATGGGAAGCAGCAAGACAGAACAAGACCTGAAAGCCTTGGCTGTCAAGAACGTGTCCATTGTGGCCATCGTGGACCGTGCTGGGCGTGAACAGGCCCATGGAGCAGCGATGGAGTTGAAGCGTGCGCGTACAGCCATTGCAAGCACAGCAAAGACCGCCCGCGATGATGCTACGAAATTCTCCCGGGCCGTAATTGACGAGGAAAAGCGCCTCATAGCCATCATCGAGCCAGAAGAAGTGCGCATCCTGTCACTGCGGGACGCATGGGACAGTGAGCAGGCACGTATCAAGGAAGAAGCAGAGCGCATTGAGCGCCAGCGCATCACTGCTATCCATGAGCGCATTGCATCCATTACCGGCTATCACGCATTGGCCCTTGAGTGCAGGACCGCCGACCGGGTTCAGATCCTGCTCGACAAGATGGAGGCTGCGTGGGTTGCGTTTGACCACGAAACAGACTTCGCAGAGTTTGGAGCAGAAGCCCAATCAGCCTACATCGCTACCAGCGCATCCCTTGCTGCAATCATCGAGCAGAAGCGCATTGAAGATGCAGAGCGGGCAGCAGTAAAGGCAGCGCAGGCAGCAGAAGCCGCACGGCTGGCAGAAGAAAGAGCAGCCACCGAAGCAGCGGCAAAGAAGCTGGCCGACGAGCGTGCAGCATTTGAAGCCGAACAGGCCGCATTCCGCGCAACGCAAGCCGCCGCCCGGGCCGCTGAACAGGCAGAGCGTGAAGCAGGATTGAAGGCAATCGCTGAACAGGTGCGCAAAGACGAAGCCGACCAGGCAGAGCGGGAACTGGCTGCGTACCAAGCTGCCATTGAACAAGACAAGGCGACTGTCCTCGCAACAATTGATTCGGCCATGAATCAGATTTTTGGCGAACCGAAACCTGTTGTCGTGGTTGACCAGCCATCAATCCCAAGCGCCCATGAACTGATCTGGGCCGTAGCCCGCGAGTTCCAGGTCCATTCCAGTAAAGCTGCTGAATGGCTGACGGTCCGGGCAGAAGAAATCGCAGAGTTTGAATAGGCACTGTCATGGACTACATCGACGGATTCATTGACGCCTTCCCACCATATTATGACGAGGAAGAAAGCCAAAACGAAGCAGCAGCAGCGCACCAAATGTCGCTGGACATTCTGTACCACATGGGATGCCAGTACGGGATCAAAGACACAGATATGAAGCAGCTTTGCCGCATTGCCTTGATCGACTTTTCCGAACTTCAAAACCACTCAACAAACTCAACTGAAAGCACAACACCATGTCAATCGCAGTCCTCATTCTTGGTTCATCAGGCTCAGGCAAATCAACCAGTTTGCGCAACCTAGACCCATCAAAAACACTTCTGATTCAGTGCATCAAGAAGCCTTTGCCTTTCCGTGCTGCTGGATGGAAAACGCGCATCAACATGAAGTCTGAGGGAAATGTCATTCAGACCAGTGAACCGGCAATGATTGAAAAGATCATGCGTCAGTCACCGCATGAAATTGTCGTGATTGATGACTATCAGGCGGTGATGGTCAATGAATTGCTATCGCGCTCAAGTGAAAAGGGATACGACAAGTTCACCGACATTGCAAAAAACGCATGGAATGTATTTAACGCTGCTGGTGACTTGGCTGAACATCGTCGCGTCTACATCATGGCCCACACGCAGACGGATGACTTTGGGCAAACCCGCATGAAAACCGTTGGGAAGATGGTTGACCAGACTCTTGTTCCAGAGGGTTATTTCACCATCGTATTACGCACAGAAGTTGTCAACGGTAATTACCTGTTTGCAACCCAATCAAATGGGCAGGACTGCTGCAAGTCTCCCATATCCATGTTCGCAGACAACCATATCGAGAACGACCTCGCAATGGTTGACGAACAAATCCAAGAGTTCTATGGACTCACGCAACCCGCCTAACCACTGAAAGAAAACCATGTATCAACTCGACGCAAACGAAGCCCGCAAAGCAGACACACAAGGCAATCAGATCAAAGAGATTGGAAAGTATGTCGGCCAGATCACCCAAGCAGAGGACATCACCGCAAAGACTGGAACCCGGGGTGTTGCCCTGAGTTTCACCAGCAATGCAGGCCAAAAGACCAAGGTCAGCATCTACACGATGAAGGCCGATGGAACAAAGATCGGCGGGTTCTCCATGCTCAACGCATTGATGACCTGTTTGCAACTGCGCTCCATTGCACCAAAACCCGGGACTGTTACCCGCTACGACTACGACACCAAGAAGGACGTACAAGAACAAGGAAGCGTATTCCCTGAACTGTGCAAGCCTGTTGGCATCCTTCTGGAGACTGAGGACTTTGCAAAGAACGATGGCGGAACCGGAACACGAATGGTTCTCCGTGGTGTGTTCCAGGCAAACACCGAACTGACAGCAAGCGAGATTCTGGACCGCAAGACAACGCCGGAAGCACTGCCAAAGATGGTAGCTGCACTGCGTCACCACCCATTGAAAGCAGCACGGGCCATGCCTGAGCGCGTTCATGGCGGACATATGCCGGATGACCAGTTCTTTGGTGATGCGGACGACGATTCCATTCCATTCTGATTTACGGGGCTACGGCCCCATTGAAAGCACATCATGAACAAAGAATTTCTGGTACTCGACATCGAAACGATACCCTGCCAACGCGATGACGTTCGCAAATACATTGCTGCAACGATCAAGCCGCCAGTAACCTACAAGAAAGCAGACTCAATCGCTGCCTGGTACAAAGAACAAGGACCAGAGGCCATTGAAGAAGCAGTAAGCAAGACTGGCCTTGATGGCGCATTCGGACAAGTGTGTGTCGTTGGGTTTGCTGTTGGAGACTCCCAGCCAGAAACCATCAGCAGATTGAATGAATCGGAACTGCTTAACGAACTAAATGGAAAGCTGGATGAAGTCCCGGCCAGCATGCACAACGCAATCATCATCGTTGGTCACAACCTGCAATCGTTCGACATTCGGTTTTTGTGGCAACGGTATGTTGTAAATGGAATCCGGCCACACGCAATCATCAGTGCCGCTGTTCATGCAAAGTCGTATGACTCAAGGGTGTTCGACACCATGACGCACTTTGCCGGATGGGGCAATCGAATCAGCCTCGACAAGCTCTGTCTTGCCCTCTCTATACCTTCACCAAAGGGAGACATGGACGGTTCAATGGTCGGTAAATACGTTGCTGACGGTCGCATTGCGGAAGTTGCCGCGTACTGCAAGAAAGACGTAATTGCCACTCGCGAAGCCTACAAACGCATGACGTTTCAAACCTGATTTATGGGGTGACTGCATGACTGAATCTTGTGGACTCACGAAGTAGCACACGCAAGGCAAAGACTGATGCATTGTGTCTTTCCGTTTTTGCAATCGTAGAAGTGAAAGTAGCCCAGTCACCCCGCCCCTTATTTGTACCAATAGAGAGAGAAATAAATTGTGAAGCCATTAATTGATACTGTGATTCACCTACTTGCGTACAACGATTTGACTGGTGAATTTGTTTGGAAGAACCGTCAAACCAACAGGGTTGCTATTGGTTCCGTTGCCGGATCAAAAAATAGAAAGGATGGGTACATCAGGATTGGAATATCCAAGAAAATTTATGCAGCGCATAGGCTTGCATTCATCTTTATGACTGGAGACTGGCCACCTGAAGATGTTGACCACATTGATGGGAATAAGGCTAACAACTCTTGGAATAACCTTCGCCTCGCAAGCGATCAGGTAAACGCCCAAAACCTCCGCCGCGCTAAATCAAGCAATAAATCATCTGGGTTACTTGGATCGTTTTTCAACAAGAGCGTAAACCGCTGGATGTCAATGATCATGATCGACGGGAAGAATAAGTACCTTGGATTGTTTGACACGCCAGAACAGGCTCATGAAGCATACCTAACCCAAAAACGGAAGCACCACTTAGGTTGCACCATTTGAAAGAACCCAATGCTAAAAAATATCACCTTTTATCGCATTTCATCAGCACCAGATTTCAACACTGTTGCGATTGACATTTCCCCATTCGCTTTCGAGCCATGCGGACCAACTCAGGAAAAGTCGGTAGGCTGGATTCCACCACGCGGCCATGAGAACGGGCAACTGGTTGAGTCAGTGGACGGTCAAATCATCCTGAAACTGATGATTGAAACAAAGACCGTGCCTGCTGACGTTATTCGGCGCGAGGTAGCAGAACGGGTCGCACACATAGAGGCAAGCACCGGGAGCAAACCAGGCAAGAAGGAAACACGCGAAATCAGTGATGACGTTCGCATGTTCTTCCTGCCAATGGCATTCACCAAGCAAGCGGCCACGCTGGTGTGGATTGACCGCAGCACCGGCCTGATGGTGCTTGACAGCACCAGCCAGAGCCGATTGGATGACGTAATAACCGCACTGGTGAAGTCGGTAGATGGGCTGGCCTTGCAAATGGTCAACACCATCAATTCCCCATCGTCTGCCATGGCCAGATGGCTGGTGGATCAGGAAGGCCCGTTCGGGTTCACCGTAGACCGCGAGTGTGAACTAAAAGCCAGCGATGAATCAAAGGCTGTCGTGAAGTATGGCCGTCACCCGCTCGATATTGATGAAGTCTCACAGCACATCAAACAAGGAAAGATGCCTACCAGGCTGGCACTGACTTGGAATGACCGAATCTCATTCGTATTGACCGATGGCTTCCAGTTGAAAAAGCTGTCATTTCTGGAGCCTGTGTTCGACGGAGCGCAATCTCATGACGACTCGTTTGATGCTGACGTAGCCATCGCTACCGGCGAATTGAAACGCATGATTCCTGACCTGATTGAAGCACTGGCCGGTGAAGCATCATGAACACAAAAAGTCCGAAATTCCTCAAGCCTCACGAGGGGCTTACAGCGACCCAGCGCAAGAGCCTTGGTCTTGAGAAAGTCCCTCCACGCGAACGGCAAGCAGGCGAAGCAATGCCAATCACCTACTGCAACGCATCAACAAAGGGCCGGTACGTGGCTGGATTTGGCGACTCCTATCAGCATGTCCGCACCGGGTCAGATCACGCCATGGCAATCAAAAGCATTGGATTCCGAACATGACAACCACTATCAAAGCAAACCGCCTGCGCTGCGCTGAAATCATCGCAACTCTGGCCGAACAAAAGCGCAATTACTTTGTCAATGGAGTAGAGCAGCCCATGGAGACAAGGGTAACGCTGGAGGCTGAACTTGCACGTCTGCGCCTTGAAACCTTGAAGCTGGTCGATAGCGAAAACGCACAGAAGGCGCAAATCCGGCAACGTCGCGGAGAAATTCTGAAAGCCGAACTGATTTCCCTTGGGCATCCAGACCTCATTGCCCACTGCAATCGTCTTGCGGAAGAACAAATTCTCAATCCATCATGAACATCGCAGAAACCATCAAAACCCCGCGTCACCATGACGCAAACCGACCCTTTGGAGCAGCCAAGATGATCAAACAGCCATCCAAGCCTATCGACCCGGCATTGCTGGAAATTTGCAACGACCCTATTCCATCGCACAGGGCCAGCCCGGGGAACAAGTACGAGGCGGTGCTCAAAACCATGAAGATTGGACAATGCATTAAGTGCCCGCCCGGGGCGGTCGGCAGTGTTTCTGGTGCTGTGCGCAAGTGGATACGGGTCAATAAACTTCCCGCCACGGTCAAGAGCATGACCAATTACGGCGATGGATTGGGCCGGGTTTGGATGTTGTCGATTGAGAAGAAATTGAAGGTGGCGGCGTGAAAGCAGCACACACACCGGGACCGTGGCGCTGGGAATACAACGCCGATCACAAAATAGTTGATCTTGTCGGCGGTAAGCCGATGTTCGACTTGACCGTAATGGACTTTGCCCGCTGGGGCATGGGACATGCAACACCACGCTTCCGCGATACCTCTGAAGATGGGATGAATCTCATGGACCGTCTGTGCGACAAACCGGAATGGATTGCACCAGAGCCGGGGCGTGAGCATCACAAAAGATGGCACCAGCTTGTAACGCATCCGGACGCTGTACTCATGGCAGCAGCGCCTGAATTGCTGGCTGCGTTGCAAGAGTTTTCAGACCATGTACACGCCGTTCAATGCGCCACTGATGAATCGGTGCAATACAGCTCCGCACAGATTAGCAAACTGGCTTTCAAAGCCCGTTCCGCAATCGCCAAAGCCACAGGCGGCGCAGCATGACATTCAAAGTGCCCGAGCAATTCCGCGTCCGCAATGGACAATTTGGAACAGATCAAGTGGATGGAAACAACGGACTGTTCTTTGTGTCCAGCGCACGCGGTCCAACCCTGCGCGTGATCGCATCAGATGGAGAAGGCTGGGACCACGTTAGCGTCAGCCTTCCTGACCGGTGCCCAATCTGGAGCGAAATGTGTCGCATCAAGTCACTTTTTTGGGGTGATGATGACGCCGTGATGCAGTTACATCCACCAAAAAGCGAGTGGGTCAACAACCACCCGTTTTGCCTTCATTTGTGGCGACCACAGACAGAAGCCATACCAGCGCCAAACAGTTTTTTAGTCGGCATTAAAGAAGCCGGAACATTGAAAGTAGCAGCATGAACCTCAATCTCACAGACATTGAACACGCAGGCGCAGACCTGACTTACTTCTGTCACGGCCAAGCGAAGGCAAATGGATGGTGGACCGATATGTCAACTGGCCAGGACATGACCAGCACCGGGTATCCGAAGATTCAGCCCATCAAGAACGTGGGTGAACTGATTGCACTTGCTCATAGCGAGTTGAGCGAGGCGCTTGAAGCCCATCGGAAACTTCAAATGGATGACAAATTGCCAAATAGGAATGGGCTTGAGGTTGAACTTGCGGACTGTGTGATCCGCATCTTCGACATAGCTGGCGGGCTGGGGCTTGATGTGGCCGGGGCCATAGCTGAAAAGCTATTTTTCAATAGTCAGCGCGAGGATCATCGTATCGAAAATCGGAGGCAAGCAAATGGTAAAAAGTTCTGATCTGCGTTCATGCTCGATGTGCGGTGTCATCTTGACTGAAGCAAATCAGTCAGAAGCTCTACGCAAACATCGCAGAAAACTATGCTCCCCATGTGGGGCAAAGAGAACGGCAAGTTACGCACCACGATACGCAGCTAAGACTTCAGCTAAAAATAAAGAATCACGCCGAGCCGCATCACTCTTGCGTAAAAAGCCTACTGACCTTGATCGCTTGCAAAAGTTCTTCACGCCAGGCGAAAAAGATGCGTGTTGGCCGTGGACTGGAGCGGCATATAGCAAGACTGGTTACGGTGCTTTTAGATTGAATGGGACAACCGTAGCTGCAAATAGGGCGGTCTTGATGCTAGTGTCAGGGATTGACATGACGGGTCTTGTTGCGCGTCACAAATGCGACAACCGGATTTGTGTAAACCCGAACCACCTTGAGGCCGGATCACATCTTGAGAACATGCAAGACGCAGTGCAACGTGGCAGAACTTGCGCGGGTCCAGCAAGGGTTGAGGCCGCTCTGAGCGCAAAACGGGTCGCCTTGCGAAAATTGACAGAGGCGCAAGCGGTTGAGGCATTCTCCATGGTGCGAGTTGGTAAATCCCGCTCCGCTGTTGCTGAACAGTTTGGCGTCAGTAGAAGCGCCATTGACTGCCTCATGGCGGGTAACACATGGAGCCATGTAACCGGCTTGGAGTGCAAGCGCCACACATGGAAACCCGTTGACGCCGACCACAAGATTGCGAACCGGCGTGATGTTGGCGGAAAGCGGTTTTAGGAGTTAGAAAGTGGATTGCGGTATGAACGACTTGCTTACGGATAAAGACATCGCGGCAATGCACCACTGCGAAGTACGGCATGTACGCAGGGTGATTGTAAAATTACCAGGCTTCCCGCCGCCTGCTCCAACATCAACGGAGCGTAAAAAGCTGTGGGTTGCGCGGGAAGTTCGAGACTACATTACGCGAAAATCCCGCAAACCATCCTGAAACCCACTGTTTAAGCCGTTTTAGGTTCAGACATGGGGTAGCAGTGTATGGATTTATCTGGATATACTTGCGGTTTTCCACTCTTGCGATGCAATGTATTTCATTCGGAAATCTTTAGCATCCCGCAAAATCCTCGCAAGGCATCCCGCAAATGGCTTCATTCAGGAAATCCGGTGCTGGATGGCGTGCAGAGGTAGAGCGCCACGGTATTAGAACATCCAAAACTCTCCCGACAAAACGCGAAGCGCAAGCCTGGGCAATCCGCGAGGAAGCCCGACTTGATGCGCTTAAAGGGTCCGGAGGAAAGACGCTTCAAGGTGTTGTCGATCACTACCTGAAAACCGTCAGCACTGAAAAGCGCAAAGGTGCTGTTGCTTGGGAAAGCGCAAGGTTTGCCAGCATGGTTGACTTTTTTGGTGATGTTGCACTCAGTTCAATCACCAGCGAGACTATCGGGCGTTGGCGGGACAAGCGAAAAGAGACGGTAGGCGGATCCACCATTCAGCGCGAAGCGGCGTTGCTAAAGCACCTGTTTACGCTTTCGGTGGAAGAATGGCGCTGGCTGGATCGCAATCCGTTCGTCGGTGTGCGTATGCCAAAGAAGCAGGAAGCCAGAAAGCAGCTATGGCACTGGAGACAGATTCGCCAGGTTCTACGAGCAGGCCAACGATCTGGCGGCAAACTGCTTGAAGTGACCCAAGCATTTCACCTATCACTTAGAAGTGGGATGCGCTTGCAAGAGGCTTTGATGGCACCAGCGCATTTTGATCCAGTCAAGCGGGTGGTTACTGTGCCGACAAAGACCAGCGAGAGGCCAGATCAGATTCCGATAGGTCGAATTGCCGCCAAGCTACTGATGCGAAAACCGTTTGTCGTTCAGCCGAAAGAAGCCAGCGTATTGTTTTCCACGCTGACCGATCGCTTGATGATTGATGGGTTAACCTATCACGACTCACGCGCAACTGCGCTCACGCACTTGGCAAAGAAGGTCGATGTTATGGTGCTGGCAAGGGTGTCCAGGCATCGGGACATCAGTCTGTTGCACCGGGTTTACTACCGCGCCACAGCAGAAGAAATAGCGCGGAAGATTTAACGGCCTGTCACCCAAGCCCACCACATCAGCCAAATTGCAATGGGACTCATTTCACGCCCGTCGATGCACGACACTGGTAGTAGATCCCGCTGACTTCGACCAGCTTCGACAAAACCGCACCGAAACTGTCGTCACTTAGCGGCGTCAGCACCGGGCAGCTTGCTACTGCCAGTGGCGGGGTTTCCGGCGTTGAGGGCTTGATTGGCAAGCTGCAAGCTGATAGGGTCAAGGCGACAGTCACGAAAAACAGTGTGTGTTTCAATTTGCTTCTCCAGTTTGCCTTGAATAGTGGTGTACTTTGGCCGCAATTCCCCAATGGCCTTGGCCGCTACCGCCGTGGCCGCGTCAACCGCCTGGGCGATGTGCGCATCTTCACGCGCCTGGGACGCAAACTCATGGTCAACGCCCAGTTTGAAGCCGCCAGCTCCAGCGGCCAGGATTGCACCGATCAGTGCAAGCAGGATGTATGGATTCATTTCTCGGCCAGCGCAGTTGTGGTCAGTTCCCGAAGTCCGATCATCAGCACTGGCCACATCAGAACGGCCATGCTTCTAATGCTTTCGGGTAGGTAGGTGCTGAAGATGCCAGAGTTTTGCTCGATGACAAGAAGCAAAGCGCCGACGATAGCTGCCCAATAGGTTTTGCTTTTCAGCCGTTTGATGATGGCTTTCATTGGAATAACCTCGTACCTTTGGAGTCGATTACCAGCGTCTGACGGCGCGGGTCATCACTGAAGCTGATGTGCACCCAGCCACCCTCGCCGGGGTACTCAAGCGCAAGAGTGTCGTACTCAATACCGCTCGATTTGATGCTTTTCACGATCAAGGCTGGAGGGCCGTAGATGCTCGTGAAGTCCACCGCCTGCCCCTTCGGGTGTTGCTTTCCCCTCAAGTATTCATTCCACGATTGAATGCCCACAAGTAAGTCCCTGCGCAAACACCATTGCCGATATGCGTCATCGCATATCGCTCTTTCAAGCAGCGGCGACCTGTA